CCATGACTATCTATTTAGGGCTCTACGTAAGATTCCTCAAGATTGTACATTTAATCAAGGAAGTTTCAAGGATAAGGCAGCGTCATGGGAGTTTTATTACTCCTATGATCTTACCGCAGCAACTGACCGTTTCCCTATACAGGTCATCTGCACTGTCTTAGAAGGATTACTTCCTAGAGAATATGTCCAATCTTGGAGAGAAATTATAGTTGGCCTCCCATTTGACCTCGACGGTAAACAGAATCATTATGCCGTCGGGAATCCTATGGGGGCCTACTCCTCCTGGAATTCTTTTGCAATTACTCACCACTACATTTTGTATTGGTGTTGCAGAGAACTAGGCATTAGATGGAGGGACTCCAAATATGTCTTACTAGGAGATGATATCCTTATCGGAGACCATGCTCTGGCAAAACTCTATAAGGAGACTATAATATCTCTCGGGGTATCGATCTCGTCCATCAAATCCCACGAGTCTAGCAAGCTCTATGAGTTTGCTAAACGCTTGGTTCTTAACGGAACTGAGATCACCCCTTTCCCCGTCTCCAGCTTACCAGAGTCATCCACTAGGTTTTACCTTATGGTGGCTCTGCTAAAACAGGAGGCGGCAAAGGGTTGGTCGTGGTCAGTGGACGTCCCTTCTACTATTGGAAAGTTTTACTCTGATGTTCTTGGTTATAATGCAAAATTTTGCACTAAACTCAAGGAAAGGGCGTTTCTCTGTGATCTTATGATTGATGTCATAAGAGGAACTTTAATGGCCTACGACGGGTTAAACCGTATTGTAGGGCAGTTCAAGTTACCTAATCTCCTCTCTTTTGGGGAACAAGAGGGAATTGAGTTTCTTAGTGAAACCATTAAGGAGATTTTCATGGAAGACAACCCCTTTGAAAAGCGAGATGGTAAACCCTTTGGCCCCCTAGCGGAGGAATTTACTATCGCAATTCTCATCAAAGAAAACTTTCCAATCGAGGCAGCACTTTTAGACAACGTCCCTTCTTCAATCCCTGTCCTGAACCTCTACGGACAGATTTGTGAGAAGTGGACGGAGTTGTCTAAGCAAGTCGCCCAGTTGAATATTTTGAATCAGAAAGGTGCATGGCCCATTACCCTTCGGAACCTTGCACTTCCCATTTCTGACAAAGTATTCTCTGAGCGGTCTTCGAACACGTATACCCGTGTTAGTGCTCTCCTTGGAGATAAGATCCTAGCTAAACTGAGAACCGGAAAATATCAGGTTCCCAGCATGGGTGAGAAATCCCAGGGGGAATAAG